CGCTAGTGCCTGCGTTGGTTTCTGATGTAGCTGCTGCTGTAGCAGAGTTACCAGCATTAGTTTCTGATGTAGCTGCTGCACTAGCACTGTTGCTAGCGTTAGTAGCTGATGTTGCTGCACCACTCGCTGAACCAGCTGCGGCAGTGGCTGAACTAGCTGCATTAGCAGCTGAAGTAGATGCACCAGAGGCTGACGTAGCAGCATTGCTTTCGGAGGTTGAGGCATTGCTGGCGCTAGTAGCAGCCTCTGATGCTTTAGTCGTTGCTGTAGAAGCACTCGTAGACGCACTAGATGCGCTTGTAGCGGCTTCTGCTGCTTTAGTGGTAGCTGTGGTAGCCGATGTGCTAGCGTTGCTCTCAGACGTTCCTGCGGCTGTCTCAGAGGCACTGGCTGCTGTAGCACTTGTAGCGGCTGCTGTGGCGCTAGTAGCTGCGTTAGTCTCTGACGTAGACGCTGCTGTTGCACTTGTCGCTGCTGCTGCTGCGTATTGAGCAACACCTGTAGCGCTGTTAGCTGCCTCAGTAGCAGAAGTAGCTGCATCGCTTGCTTTAGTTGTAGCTGTAGTTGCAGAACTAGCAGCATTGGCAGCACTCGCTGCCGCATCACTTGCTTTCGTAGTAGCTATAACAGCCTGTTCTGTAACAGCAAGTAGCGTAGCGTCATTGTTACTGTCGCCAGCACCACCGTCACCTCTGAATATAGCCATTGTAGCTCCTACGGAAACAAGAGAAGGGAGAATAAAGAAAGGGGGACTCCGAAGAATCCCCCAGTTTAGCTTATACTACAGCTAGGGTGAAGCCTGCTTCTGGACGCATAACCTGAACGCCATACAGAGTGTCAGCAGTGTAAAGAGTACCAAGGAACTCCTGCTTGTACTGAGTCTGTGAACGTACAGCTTGCTGCTCTGCAAGAACGTTGGTGTCCTTGTGAATCAGCTGAGCACCACGGATAGAAGCACCACCAGTAGTGTCGATAACAGGTACGTTGGTAGAGACGAATACGTCAACACCGTACAGGTTACCAATCTTACCAGTCTCTACGCTCTTGCCATTAACAAAATCAGTAGAGGTATAACGCTCAATACCCATGATAGCGTTACGCAGTGAAGGTGGTACGATGAAGCTACGACCGTCCATAGGAACGTCTGCATCATCCATCTTCTGAATCAACGCACGGAAAGCAGCGTCAGAGAAAGCGCCAATGTCAGCAGCACCGTCAATGTCGAATGCTTCAAGAACGCCAGTGCTAGTGTTAATCTGGAAAGCACCAGAGTTAGCATAGCTAGTACCGTCACCGTCACCGAAAGACTTAGCTAGTGCGAACAGATCGTTGTCAACCTGCTTAGCCAAACCATAACCAGCATCGCCAGTGTAGAACTGACGCAGTGAAGCGAGAGCCTGTACTTCAGTGATGTCTTCAATCAGACGAGAGAATTCAAAGTGCTTGTTGATGTTAATCAGAACTTCTGACTCAACAGAGTTCTGGATGGTTACTGCAATGCCTTCAGCTTTAGCAGTAGCTGCGCCACGAGTAGGCTTAGGGACGTGAATGGTGTCGCCTTTCTTGCCAGTCATGCTCATTTTCTTAACGAGGTTAGCCATTACAAGATTGCTCTTGTATGCTGCAATTACTTCGTCACTCCAGATTTCTGGGATAAAAGTAGCTGCGCTAGTGTTGTCTACTGCACCGCCTTGTGCGGGATATACTGATGTAGCCATGATAATACTTCCTATAAAGAGATTTAGTTACGAACTCTCCCTTCTTGGTAGGCTTGCATGATCTCGTCAGACAAGGATAAATACCGATCAGGGTCGTTCTGCATTAGTTTAATAATGTCTGAGCGTCTATAAACTTTACGAGTTGCTGCTTCTCCACTTCCTTTTGCACCGCCTGTTGAGGCAGTTCTAACAGCTTCTTTCCTGCTCGCTTTCTCGTTCGCTACAGTCTGAGCTACTGTGCCTTGACGTTCTTTCCAATTAGTGAAAAGCTCATCAGCAGCTTCATAGTCATACTGCGTATCCGCTTGTGCAAAGAGCTGTGTACGAATCTTTGATCCTTTAATCCAATCAACAAACTTACTATCCTGTAGAATCTCTTGCATGTCGGGATGACGTTGTTGCAATTGACCCTGCGCTGTTTGTTGCTTGTACTGCTTTGTCTGTGCTTCAGCAGCTTTGATTGAAGGATGATTCTTAATCGCTCTCTCGACTGCCTTGTCGGGATCAGAGAAAAAGTCTATGTCTTCTTCAGGTTCTTGGGTTGTTGGTGTTGTGTCGAGTTGTGTCTGTATGTAGTTGTCAACAACAGATCGCAATTCCCCTACTTCACTGCTCTGTCGGCCTAATAACTTCTCAGCCTCTTGATGCATCCTTACTATCTCAGCAGTAGATTTTCCTTTATACTTGTCGGGGATGTCGTCCTCTGGAGGAGTCTCCTGCTCTACAGGTTCCTCTTGTATCTGACTTATTTCTTCTTCGTTGTCAACGTCTTCTGGACGCTCGTCATATAGTGTTGCCATTATTAAACTCCGTGAGTAATCTCATTATGGAGGTGTATTATACAAGGCTTCTGTTAAGAGTTGTCCTTGCGTTCTTGTTGTAGCTTCTGTTCTCTATTCCTTTCCCACTTTCTGGTAGCACCCAAAAAATCTCCAGAGATAGGGTCTAACTTAGAACGAACAGCACTTACAATTCTTTTTGCTATCTTGTCGCAGTCTAAACAGGGAATATGGGTACACTCTGAATCAGTATAGCGTTCATTAGTGTGCCCATCTTCACAGCGATATTCATACATTGCTCGCATTAAGCAGCTTCTTCTGTTTCTTCCTGCGCTTCTTGAATAGCTTGTTCTTCTGCTGCGTCAATCTGGCTTTCTAGATTTAGTAGGTTAGCGATGACAGCGAGTTGGCCTTTACGGAAGTGCAGGTTTTCGTTGTCTTTGACAGCTTCTACAGAGTTAATGACCATCGCATTAGAGTTAAGGTCTTCCATGAGTTGTTTCCAACCGTCTGTTCCAAACATAGTTCTAATGTTACGGTAATATAGCTCAAGGTCTTTGTCTAGCATACTGTTTCTCCAATAAGGACAGTTAAGTTAAGTAATCAAATATGAGTGATTAATAGCTCATACGAGGGGTAGACTATCACAAAAGATAGCATTTGTCAAGCATTATTTACTATTTTTACTATCTTTCTTGACTTCTTTCTTGTTGCTGCCATAGATAGCATCCCAATTAGCTGCAAACTTCTTCTGATCTGTCTGCCGTTGAGCGCTACCTTTGCCACCGTGTGTTTGACCGTTCATTACTTACCCTTTTTAACTGGCTTCTTCTTAGGCGCTGCTTTCTTCTTAGGTGGACGACCTACTTTACTACCATATGTTCCCATACCTTGTGGCATATTACTCTCCTGTTATGTTTTATATTAGTGTACTACCATTTAACTTTGTCAGCCCAATAAGCTGCTGATGTTTTACCTTTGGCAATGTTCTTACCGTGTCTTGCTTTAAAGCTAGCACGTTTAGCCTTCATACGCTCAGATTCACCCGCTTTAGGTTTACCTGCTGTGCTTGCCCCCTGTTCTCCAAACCTAATCGTCTTGATGGTGTCACCTTCCTTTGCCACAACAACATGGCTTTTCTTTGGATGGTTAGGGGTACGCTTTGGCTTGTTATAACCACTTACACCTGCCCTAGCGAGTCGTGGATCTTTTTTTACTGGCATTAGTCTTCTCTCCTGTATTCTCAGCTAATTGTTTCTCAAGCTGTACAATCTTCTTAAATAGTTCCTCAAACTTTACATTTACTTGAGCTACTACGTTTTCTAAGTCTCTAGTGCTTACCATTATTGGTTACCTTGCTCTTGGAAAGTTGGCTGTTCTGGCGCTGGTGCAGGTGCAGGTGCTGCTTCAGGCTGTTGTACATTACCTTCTTTCACAGCGACCTCTCGTTCCTTAAGCAGCTGCTCTGAGATCTTTAGACGCTTCTGGAATTCTTTATCGTCAGCATCTCCTGTCTTGAGGTTAGCGGTAACAGCCTTGATACGATCAATCTCAAGCTCCTGTGGTATTGCCTGTGCCTCCACTGTGATCTTCTGCGCTCTAGCTTGTGACTCTTGTGCCTGACCATTAAGTGCAGCAGTCTGTGACGCTTGGAACTGCATCTGAGCTTGCTGTGCTGCCTGTGCTGCTTGCTGTGCTTCTGGGTTAGGCTGATTAGCTTGCTCTAGTGTAGCAATAAGCTCTTCACGATTAGACAAGTTCATGTTGTCAATAATAGATGTTACCAGCTTAGGATACATAGGCTGATCAGGTGACATAGTTTGTAGCAACTGAACAAGCTGTGTAACCTCATACTCACGGGCAATGATGCCTAGAGAACTAGAAGTATGGAACTTGTAATCAGCTACTGGGTACAGCTCAGGCTCAAACTGCATATAACGATACGCTGCCTTCTGTACAAAAGGAATCAAGAAAGAATCTTGGAAGTTAATCAAGGTACGCTTGTGACGCTTAATGATAGCACCTAGTGACATAGAGACACCAGCAGCAGTAGCATCACCATTGATAGAACCAGCAATACCTGCTGAGTCAATAGCGCCTGTGGCTGTCTGTACCATAGTCTGTAGCGACTGAGCCTGTGCAAAGGTGATCTGACTAACCTGACCAAAGTTAAAGGGCTGTAGAATCTCAGCAGGGTTACCGTTAGTAAGGATGGTCTTCCCAGGCTGAATAGTAGGTTTAGCGCCTCTAGGCATACGAGAAGCATCCATAGCCATCATTGGGTGGATGGTTAGGGCTAGAGCATCGATTCTAGCGCGTAGTTCTGCGTCTAACGCCTTTTGACTGTTATAGCCTTTCTCACATACTCCTCGACCCCAAAAGCGGCTAGGAACGACATCCCATGGGAATGCTACGATAGGACGATCCTGCATCATATAGGGGTTTTGCTCTGCCTTCAGCAGCGTGCCGCCGTTAGCAACAACAACCATAGCTTCTACATAGTAGGAATCATCTTCTTCCTCTTCAAACTCTACAACCTCTGAGTCTTCATCAGCAGCGTCCTTCATAGCTTCCTCAAGCAAGTGACGAGGAACAAGGCCATAGTACTTAGTTAAACGTACTTTGTCTTCTGCAAAGATAGTTAGATCTTGATCAGGCTCTAGGTCGAAGTCGCTAGAAGCAATAGAGACAGGTTCATCACGATAAACACCCTTCTCCTGCAACTGCTCTACTAAGTGGCTAGAAACATACTCGTCTACTGCACAGCCTAAAGCATTGTCAATGTCTGTAGCTACAGGGTCAATAAGGAAGTTCTGTGGCATTACAGGGCGTAGCTTAACACAAGTACGATCTTTAATGGTAACACCAACAGCTTGTAGCTCTCCACCCATAACAGGCTGAGAAGCTGGTGCCATTTCTTTTTCTTCTTCTAAAACTATTTCACCAATGCCTGTACCGAATACAGCAGCATTGATTAGACACTCAGCTACGTTCTTACGTATTTTGTTCTTAGCAAAGTCTTCTTCTAGATAACCACGTAGTGCTGCAATGTCTTGTGGGTTCTGATCACGTACATCATCTTTAATGTCAAACCAAGAACCACGACCAAAGGTAGCTTCTTCTAGCTCTGCTACTGAAGACTCAACAGCCTGCTGTAGCGCAGGAGAGATAATCTTAGATCGCTCAGAGCGTCTTGTCTGGTCTTCTGCTGACCATTGACCACGCCATAGGCGGTAATACTCGTCAAAGCGTTGGGAGTAGTTAGCTTCGTAATGATCACGCCAGCTATCGCACTTCTCCATTACCCAACCTTCTAGGTTTTGCTCAAGAGAAAAGTTGTCTTTACCTTCTAAATCTAGCATAGTTAATAACCTGCGTATTTATCTAAGAATTCGTAGTCTTCTTCTTCATAGTCAAAAGCATATGCAACCTTAGCTAGCTGGTCTACATACGCAAGTGAATCTATCAAGTCATCGTGGACTAGTGGATTAGGAAACTGAAACAACTCGTCTAAGAACTGAGAGTTCCACTTACCCTTGTTTAATTTAATGTTGCCGTGTTCAAAACGTCCCTGTAGCGCCCACACAATCCTATCTGTCTTCTTCTTGTTACCGTGTGTAAGCTCTTCAACTCTAAAGAATCGTTGGTTCTTCTTCATCTGATCGTTTAGATAAGGGAATACAGCGTTCTTTAACGCTCCTTTCTCGATTCCCACTGCAACTGGTTTATACTCGTTAACAGCTCCGAAGATCTTTCTGGCGGTCTCTTCGACGCCCCAGCGGCCATGTATGATGTCAGCAACCCACCAACCTTCAACACCCGCTTTAACAACAGATATAGCTGTTTGGTCAAGCCTCTTAGTCTTGGTAGTGACTTTCTGTACGTCTGCAAATCCTGCCAAATCGACAGCAATATAATAGTTACCATCACTAGGTTCTTCTTCGCTAAATATAACATCATCTTCTTTAAACAGTTCACTGCCGTGAGCTTCAAAAGATGCCATGAACTCCTGACGGAAACTAAAGGCTGACATACTCTTCTCAGCAGCTTTGATCTCTTTAGGGTCTAGTAGCGGGTTGTCGAAGCTAGTGTAGTGATAACCAACAAACGTATCGTCCTTCGATAAACTAGCATACTGGTACAGGTCATAGAAGTGGTTACGACCCATCGGCGTACCAATGAACATCGCATCACCCTTCTGATCCGCAAGAGCTGGACGTAGTATTTGCTCCCACACCTCTGGCTTCATGTCAGCGTATTCGTCCATAACCAAGAACTTAAGGCTAACACCACGCATAGTCTCTGGTCTATCAGCACCCTTCAGTGTCAACAACGCACCGTTGATAAACTTAATCTGTAGGTTATTAACATGACTAGACGCTATAACGCTATGTCCTAGCTCCAGTAGCATCTGCCACATAATGTCTCTAGCCTGACCCTGTGTAGGGGCAACATAGAACACCTGACCTTTCTTAGCATTCAAACAAGCAAGTATTAACGCCCAAGCAGCTAGACGACTCTTACCTGTACGTCTACCAGCCGCTACTACTTTAAAGCGTGTAGGGTCGTTGTAGACTTCTTGCTGCCAAGGTAATAACTCAACCTTTAAGTCAGTCAAGCTAGTAGCACCACATTACAGGAGCTTCGTTACCGTCAAGGTTGCGGATGTCAACATGAACAAAACTATTAGCAACTCCAATTCCTGTAAAGCCCATCTTAATGGCCTCTTCAACAATCTTGTACCGCTGTACACCGTCACTGACTTTAATGTCTGCTGCAATA